GTTGTAGTTTCCGAAGTAGTCTCAACACTTGTAGTACTAGTTTCTGGACACGGTGTTTCCGTTGGTTCTGGTTCTGTCACTGTAATTTCTCTATCAGTTGTAGTTTCCGAAGTAGTCTCAACACTTGTAGTACTAGTTTCTGGACACGGTGTTTCCGTTGGTTCTGGTTCTGTCACTGTAATTTCTCTATCAGTTGTAGTTTCCGACGTAGTTTCTATACATGGCTCTTCAGTTAGTTCTGGTTCTGTTACAGTAATTTCTCTATCAGTTGTAGGGTAGTCTGTTTCTGGACACGGTGTTTCAGTTGGTTCTGGTTCTGTTACAGTAATTTCTCTATCAGTTGTAGGGTAGTCTGTTTCTGGACACGGTGTTTCAGTTGGTTCTGTTACAGTAATTTCTCTATCAGTTGTAGGACATTGTGTTTCTGTAACCATTTGAACTTCTGTATTTGTAATTATAATTGTATTTGTAATTAAACTAACAACATTTTTAGTAATGACGTCAGTTACAGTGTCAGTTACAGTTAAAGTGTCAGTTACAGTTAAAGTGTCAGTTAAAGTGTCAGTTACAGTGTCAGTTACAGTTAAAGTGTCAGTTACAGTTACAGTGTCAGTTAAACTTACAGTATGATCATTACATTCTACTGTTTTGTTTTCATAATGATGACAATCTTCATTATCGCAATTTCTACGAAATACTGGTGTTGCAAAAATACTAGATATTGTTAAAAATATAAATAATGCACTTTTCATTTTTTATAAACATTATATATTTTTTATCTTTAAATTAAAATATTTTAAAATAATTAAATAAAAATAATTAAATAAAAATAATTAAATAAAGATAAAAAATATATATTTCATTTAAAAATAACTTTTTATTGTATTATTATGGAATGAGGAAAAAAAAAAATACCCCAGATGAACCAAAATATTCTAAAAAATACAATAATGATAATAAATATTACAAGTCTAAAAGTCAACATTCTATATTACATAAACACAATATGCGTTTAGATGAATTTGAAAAGAAAAATATAAATTTTAAAGAACTTGAAAAAAAAATTTTTACTATTAAAAATGAAATTAAAAATATATTAAATAATAAATCAAAAGATGAAACTACAAATAAAGATATATCAAATATAAATCATAAAATAAATAAATATAATATTCAATTAAAAAAATTATTAAAAGAAAAAGAAAATTATTGTTTTACAGATGAATATAATTATTTATTAGAATCTAGTTATATTATGCAAGAATATATTACATTAGAAGAACAAGAATTGCAGTTATTACAAATTAATGATTTATCTATGGAAAATAGTGCATTACTTAATGAAATTAATTTTAAAAAAAATAAATTGACTGATTTATATTTACAAAAATTCGAACCCGAATATTTAATTAATAATTATACACAAAAATATACATTAAATGAAAATCTCACTTGTATAGAATGTAATATTAAATTTGAAGTAGAACATAGTTATCTTGTATGTCCACAATGTGGTATATGTCAAACTACAGTTGAACAGGCAAACGAATTGTCTTATAAAGAAATGCAAGAAATAGATTACCGACCACAGTTTACTTATGACAAGCGAAGTCATCTCGACGATTGGCTAAAACGTTTCCAAGCAAAAGAAAATCGTAGTATTCCCCAAGAGGTTTTAGATAAAATAATTTTAGAAACTAAAAAAGAAAGAATCAATGATTTAAATACATTAACAGAGGATAAAATTAAAAAATATCTTAAAAAATTAAATCTAAATGATTACTACGATAATGTTATAGGTATAATTAATAGAATTAATGGAAGACCTCCGTTTGAATTAACTCCAGAAATAGAAAATAAAATACAATCAATGTTTCAACAAATACAAGAACCTTATGAAAAATTCAAACCACAAGGACGTAAAAATTTCCTTAGTTATAGTTATACATTACATAAATTTTTCCAAATACTTGGATTACATGAATTTGCAATATACTTTCCACTTTTAAAAAGCTCAGATAAATTACGTCAACAAGATTACATCTTTAAAAAAATAGTCGATCATATGTCACAAACTGACAAAAACACAAAATGGGTATTCTATCCAAGTATCTAATAGAATCTATAGTGTAAAATATTTTTATTAAATTTTAATATTATTAAAATTTAATTTTTAAAATTAATTTATTCTAATTGCTTTTTCTTAAAAGGTTTCTGCATTTTTGATATCACTTTATTAAAGGCATTTTTACTTTTTACACTATCTGTTACACTAATTGTATCCATTTCTTTTGATTTTTCACTAGAACTATCATCTATAATTAATCCTGCTATTTTTCTATCATTCTGTCCAGGAGGTCCCTGTTGTCCAGGAGGTCCCTGTTCACCTTGTTGTCCAGGAGGTCCCTGTTCACCTTGTTGTCCAGGTGGTCCCTGTTCACCTTGTTGTCCAGGAGGTCCCTGTTCACCTTGTTGTCCAGGTGGTCCTTGTTGTCCAGGTGGTCCTTGTTGTCCAGGTGGTCCCTGTTCACCTTGTTGTCCAGGTGGCCCTTGTTGTCCAGGTGGCCCTTGTTGTCCAGGTGGTCCAGGAGGTCCAGGAGGTCCAGGAGATCCAGGAGGTCCTTGTTGTCCAGGTGACTCTTCACTACTTGTAGAACTATCGCTACTACTGCTACTTGTAGAATTGTTAGTGGAATTGTAATCATCTTTTAATTCTATTTGTTTTTCATTTGTTTCATTATTTGGATTATTACTCTGATCTAATAACATTTCATTAGATAATTGGGGGTCTTCCACATTATTGTTGTTTATATTTTGAGAAGAAATATCTTCTACATTATTAGACCGCGGTGATTGCTAATGATGGTGTCTTCTTCTTCCATAATGATGATGACGTCTTCCATTTCTTAGTTCAAAATAAAGACTTTTATTTTCAGCAGAACGTAATTCATCACGTAAACGGTCAGCTTCTTGTTTAGCAAGAATATCTTTAAGATTATTATATTCATATGACATTTGTTTAGATAAATCAGCTTTAGATTTTAAAGCTTCAACTTGCACAGCTGTAGTATTTTCACTTGCTTGTTTGGCAAGAGCTGCAAATTGATTAGTTGAATTTAGTAAAAAGTCATTTTTAACACTTAATATATCACGAGTAGCATCGTTAAAATTTTTCCATGATTGATCTGCGTTTGTTTTAATATAACCAATCAATTCATTAGTATTTTTTTGTGCTTCCATACCTACTTTGTTTATATTAGTATTTAATCCATCTGAAGTTCTATAAATAGTGTTTTCAATATTAGTTGAGGATCTATAAATATTATCATCGATATGACCTGCTACACGTTCAGTTGCTAAAAGATTATCACTTCCAGATTTATTTACATCAGATGTTAATCGTGCAGCTTTATCATTAATGTTGTCAACAATAAATTGTGTATTACGATTATTTCTGTTTTCGCTTGCCAAGTTTGAGCGTTCAGCTGAAGCTAAAATTTCAGCAGATTGTGCATATTGGGTTTTGAATAAGTTGTCATCAACTTTTTTGATTTCTTGCGCTAAATATTGAGTTTGATCATATGCGGCCTTTAATTGAGCTGGATCCATTTTTTATAACTTGTTGTTATAATATTAAAAAAGAAAAAAATATTTTGTAAATTTCGTGAAAAATGTAAAAAATAATCTTTTTTAATTTTCCATTAAAAATATTTAAATTTATTTTTATGTAAAAATTGTTTTAAATAAAAAAATTGTCTTTAAATAATTTTTTATTAAATAAGAATATAATATATAAGACGATAAATGCGCGTTATTCTTTAAAATTTTTTATATAGGGAATAATAAAAATGGATAACGAAAATTATATTTCTCCAAATAAGATTACAAAACAGTATGATATTACATCTGGTACATTAAGACGTTGGTCTGAAGCCGGTAAGATTAGATGTTTACGTCCTAATGGTGGAAAACGTATTTATAATATAGATGATATTAATAAAATCTTTAGCAATAAAAAAGATAATAAAGACACGGAAGAAAATAAAGATGAAAAAGACAGAGACAATGAAAATGTTAAACAATCAATTAAATTACTAAAAGAAAATATTAATAAGAGACATAATAAAGATGATTATAGTAGTTTTATAGAATTTGTGGAAACAGAATTAGAAGATGTAAAAAGTCTTATAGAAAATATGAAATTAAATAAATAGTTAGATTACTTTGTTTTGATATTACTTTTTTAAAAGTAATAAAAAATAAAGTAACGTAATTACAGTATAGTATTAGACATTTCATTTCGACAAAAAACACATTGTAATTTTCCTGATATGTAACGATAACGATTCCAACAAACAGCATGTACGGAATTATTGCATTGTGTTCGGCATCTAATTGTTGTTTCTTTGTCGTAATTTATTGTTTCTAGACATATAGGGCAATCTTTATTTTTTTCTCTAGAATTATTATTGTAATCTATTAACCAATTTTTATAAATAAAATCATTATATAATTCTTCAGTCCAAAATTGAGTATCCATAAATCCAAATTTTTGATAACCAAACCAATAAATATGTTTACAATTATTTTTTCTTAAACTATTATCAGGACAAGAACAATTACAATGTATATTGGAATCATTATCTTTCCAAATTGTTAAATCATATAATATGTTTCTAGAGCCCAAAATTTTACATTTAACAGATTCAACTATATGAGGTGTACTATAAACTAAAATTGAATCGATAAACAAAATTCTTTCAGTTAAACTTTTTAGTCTTCGTTTCATTATTTTTGTGTCGGATAAAACTAAATCCATGTTATAAAATTACTAGTTTGATTTAATTTTAAATTTTTTTTTAAATTTAAAATTAAAATTTAAAATTATTTAATATGTATTATTGTAAATTTAATTTATCAAATTCTTTAGATCACTTAAAATCTGCAAAATATATTAAATGTTTAGGAAAAGGTGGATATGGAACTGTTAAATTATATGAATGTAAAGACAATATATTATGTAATAAATTGTTTGTTGTTAAATATATAAAATATATTTTTAAAAATAAAGATAATCGTATTAAAGATAAATTACTTAGGAAATTTGTATTAAATGAGTATACAATAGGAACATTATTAAATAATGAATATATAATTAAAACTTTAGATATAGATTTATATAAAAATGCAATTGTTTTTGAATATTGTGATGGGATTGATTTTTTAGATTATATACAAAAAATGTCTCCTAGTTTTGAAAACAAAATATTTTTTTTTAAACAAGTTATTGATGGTTTAATATATATGCATAATGTAGGTATTGCACATATGGATTTAAAGTTGGAAAATATTATTATAGATATAGTTAATAAAAAAATTAAGATTATAGATTTTGGTCATTCAAAAGTATTCCATGATTCACTTCATATAGATACATTTATTTTAAATAGACATATGTACGGATCGTTACCTTATATAGCACCAGAAGAATTTTTAAATAAGGAATATAATCCAGAAAAGGTAGATGTATGGTCGTGTGGAATTATTTTATATTTAATAATATATGATGGTTATCCTTGGTATAAAGCTAATATTAGTGATTTATATTATAAAAATTATTTAACAAATATAAAATCGAACAAATATTTTTTTAAAATGTATAATAATGTATTAAATAAATTGTTAAATCCAGATCCAGTTAAAAGACCACAAATTAAAGAAATTAATTTTGAAGATGTTCTTTAAAAAATGTCATATTTATATTATCAATAGTATTAGTAATAATATTAGACATATTATTTATTTCTTGTTCATATTTTCTAATATCTTCTTCTAAAGATAATTGATGTTTTATTATTTCATTTTCAAAATATAAAATGTCTAGTTTATTAGATATACAATTTAATTGATTAGTTATTTTATCATAATTCTCTACAAGTTTATATATATTTGTTTCATTATCAGTCGTCTCAGTATTAGTTTTAATAACTTCTAGCTTTGATATAATTGTTTCAAAATTTGTCAATATTTCGTTTTTATAATTTTGTAAAAAGTTATTTAATTTATCTTGTTTTTCTATATTTTCAAATTTTGTTAAAATGTCATTGAATTTATCTTCAAAATATTCTTTAATTTCTTTATATATAATTAATTCTTTTACTTTACAATCACAGCAACCTGTAAACGTTATATCATTATCATATATTTTTGTACAAATGATATCAATTTTATTATCTAAATCTTGAATTTTATTTAGTAAATCAAAGTTTGTTGTTCTACGAAACATATATATATATAATGTATTTTTTTATATATAAATTAACGTAATTCTATTTTGCGTTAATTTATATATAAAATTTTATTAGAATTAATTAACAAATGACATTGCAAAAAAAAGAAAAAGTTTTAGATTATTTATTTGAAGATCCACCTTTAGCAAGTCAAAAATTTGCATTAGTGAGTATTGTAGGTCCTAATATGCCTCAAAAATGTGATATATGGGGGCTTAAAATCAGAGGTGTTGCAGGAACTATAGATGAAGCTAAAAGATTATCTCAAAAAATTTTACGTGTAGATAATAATTATGATATTTATACTGTTGATATTGGTAAATTTTTCCCTTTAGTTGTAAATCCATTAGAAATTAATGATGTAGAATATCAAAATGAGCAATTAAATAAACTTATTAAAAATTATTTAGAAAACAGAGAAACAGCTAACGAATTTTGGCATAAAAGAAAAACAGAAATGATTCAAGAAGCTATTAAAGAAGGTAAAAATCAAGAAGAATTATCAAATAGACCAGAACATCCAATTGCAGTATTACAAAGAATTCAAAATTATGAAAAAACTATATTAGAAATACAAGAAAATTTAGAAAATTTAAAACAAGATTTACAATTATCTAAAAATAAATTTGAATCTTATTCAGAAGAGGAACGGGAAATTGCACAAAAAGAATTAAAACAAGCAATAGAAAGTAATCTAGAAACTCTTACTGTTGAAAATAAACAAACAGAAATATCAGTAGAAGAAATAAGAGCTCAATTACTTGATGATTTTAACTTACAATCATCTAATACAACCGAACCGATTAATGATGATATTAATATCAATTCTATTTTAGAAAATATTAAAAATTTAGAAAAGGAATTAGAAGAAATGACAACTTTTAAAAATTCAATTATGAAAGAATCTGCACCAGCTGCATATAAACGTGTAGAACAATCAATTAAACAAATAGAAACCGAATTATCTAATTTAAAATCTCAATTAAATAATAAACAATTAGTTAATAATTATATTAATGATAATTACGAAAACCCTCAAATTTTCATTGAATAATTACTTTATTTTTTATTGAAAAAATAAAGATTAATTAATTTAAAAAGAATATATATTAAATAATAAATGGTTGAAATTTATTATTTATATGATAAAAAATTTTGAAATATTAAAAACCTATTATGATCAACAATTTATTCTAAATGTCTTATTCTTTCGTATATAGGAAATCTTGGTTTACCTGATGGTGTAATTTCCCAATATTTAATTGTAATTAATGTACCTGGTTTAAATAATTTTTTGGCATTTTGTCTATCTTCGTCAGAAAACCCACTACCTACATCAAATTGTACATTTGTATTTTTACCCGACTCTTTGCTCCACTTTACAATTAATTTACCCATAACATTTCTGTATTTACCTTCACCATTTTCTATATCTATTACTTCTACTTCATCATCAAATGCATCTTTTACTTTTAATAAATCTCTTGTTCTACTAGATTTATAATATGCGTGTATATTTCTTAACATACTCCCTTCAGCCCCACTTTTTATTAATTCAGAATGCGTTTTTTCAAACTCTTCTAAACTATTTATTATATTACATTCTACTAATTTTACGTGTGGTACATCTATTAATAATTTTTGCATCATTTCATATCTTTTATAAAATGGTTCTTGAACAAGAGGTAAATCAAATACCATATAGGTTATTTTTTCCCACTCTGATTTTATTGGCACTTTTTTTCTAACAACACCCATGCCAGCAAAATCTCCTCTTTTTGTATATAATTCACCATCTAATACTATTCCTTTTGGTAATTTATCTAATATATCTTTTATATATTCCTTAGGTGCATTAAATAAATTGTTATTTCTTGACATGAATCCATTTTCTGATAAAATTGCTCTATATCCATCTAATTTTTCAGATACACAATAACCAACTGGATCTTCACCATTATATTTATGTGCCAACATCGGCGAAAAAGTATCTGGATTATAATCGTTTTGTATTACTGCTGTCGTCACCTTTTTTTCTAATTTGTTATTTAATTCTTTCGTTTGTTTTTTTTCTAGTTCTTTCTGTTTTTTCTTTTGTTCCTTCTCTATTTCTTTCTGTTTTTTCTTTTGTTCCTTCTCTATTTCTTTCTGTTTTTTCTTTTGTTCCTTCTCTATTTCTTTCTGTTTT